GGCGTTTCAACTCCCTGTACCTGCCCGTTCCCGTCAACCGTACCGCCTTTTCAAGGTGAGAACGAAGGAGAAGCAATTGTTTTCTTCGCATGGGAAATTCTTGTATCTCTTTGGTTATTTCCTCAATCAGGTGAATAATATAAACCGCCTTTTCGTTGTTCGTCATTTCGTTATTATGTTTTTTAAATGCAATTCAACCTCGCACCAGTACGCCGTGTTTTCGTCCACGTCTGAGCCAAGTTGTCCGCAAATCGTTTGATTATTACTTATGATTTGTTCGGTTAAAAACAATGAAATTTCCTTTGCCTTTTTAAATCCATCGTATTCACCCGTGACGTTATGCCTGTATGGCAGTTGGTCATATATTTGTAAATGCAATTCCCTTGCTTTTTCCTTCGGTGTCATATACTTTCTATTTCGTGTTCAACTTCTTCCCACCAATAATATTCATCTTCGCTGCCAGGTACCTCAATGTTCCACTTTTCCTTTAATACCTCCCGTGCGGTAAACAAGGCGCTTTGCTTTGCAAGGATGGAGACAAGGATCTCTTGCCCAAGTTCGCCTCCGATGCTTTGAATAAGGTTGTGATAATGGGTAAATAATTCGTCTGCTTTTTCTTTCGGGGTCATAATTTTTCAAGTTCTTGTTTAACTTCTTTCCAATAATTAATGGAAGGGGATGTGTCATGTGTAGCCGTTAAAAGATAATGGATTTTTATTAACTCATCCACGGCAACCAAAGCGCATTTTTTAGCATTAATTTTTTTCATGTTATCGCCTAAAAATGAGGTTATTTCATTTCTAAACTTATCAACTAACTCCTCTGCTTTTTCTTTTGGTGTCATAGTTTTTTTAGTTGTGCGCAAGTGAATCCGAGCCTTGCATTAAACGAAGCGAGGCATAGCGAACTCCGTCAAGCCCGTGCTGATGCATATCCATTGGCGTTGAAGATTTCTTGTCATTCCAAATATAATTCCTTAATTCAAACTTTAAATTATACGATTCCTCAGTAACCACAATGGTAAAATCAAGCATTCGTTTTATTCCATCCACAACGCTTCCCGCGTACTTTTCCGTTTTGTTTACATTGATACCGTTGCTCAAAAGCGCGTCAATCAAACGTGGCTCACTTGTGTCCGCAACAATCAAGGCGTCTGTTTCAACCTCGTTTCTAATCTTTGTAACAACCATGTCATAAGAAAGGCTTTGTTCGTAAATGATTTCCTTTACATATATCTTATTCGCCGTGGTATCAACCGCAACTTTGACCAATGCCAAAGGATCGGGATAAAAGCCGAAGTCAAGCCCGTAGGCGAAAGGCAAAGAGTTATCAAATTCCCCTTCAATCCAATTTGGAAATATTACCCCTTGCTTTTTATCCAGCCACTTGCCAAGGAACCTGTGCGCGTATGCCTCAGGTGACTTGCTTTTAATTGCCTCAATCTTTGCAATATAATCCTTACTTATGTTATGGTAATTGTCAAAGTAAGTCGTATGAATGTGTGTTATATCTGGGTGCGTGCTTATCGGGACCGCGTGCCCGTCAATCGTCTCCATGCGGTGCGATTTTTCAAACCACCGTTTCCAAATCCAATGCTCCACGTCTTGCGGGTTCATTACAAGGATAACAAGGTTCGGCGTATCAGGCATACGAATTGATTCGTCGATTGTATCAAAGTCCTTTTCGCTCACAAACTCTTCCGCTTCATCGACAATGAAAACATTAAGCCCAGGAATTGACTTCAACTTTGCCGTTTGGTTTCCTGAACTTGTTTTTATACCGGAAAAGATTATTTCACTCTTTGTCACCTTGTGACCAATTTGCGCGTTGGTCATATTGAACTCATCACCCACGCCAAGCAAGTCAATCTTTTCACGGAACTCAGGGATAACGGAAATATTGGCACTTGATAACGTGTACCGGGTAAAGAGTACCTTCCAATTTTTGTAAGCAAGTAACATATTACAAGCCCAAAGCCCCACGGTGAAAGACTTTGCCGAACCACGCCCCCCAGTGATAAGGAAGTAACGCGTCCGCGGTTGCCACAGGGCTTGGTATTTGTCACTAACCTTTATTTGCATTTATACTGATTCGTTCAACTCGTTTGCCTCATAAATAATTTCTAATCCATATTGCAAGGCAATTTCATGCTCAATCTTACAACCCCGTGCATTCTCCCAGCCTTTTGCAAAATAAACAGTACTGCATTCGCTCATATATTCAAGTGACTTTGCTAAAAAATATACAGGTATTTGAATTATTCCTCTTGATTTCATTGAGCTAGGAGAATTAAATCCTCCTGTAAAGAAAGTATTGACAACATCAAATTTTTCTTTACAGGCAAATTCAAAAAATCTATTTCTTGTTTCATCAATCTGTTCATCTGTTAAGCCATTCATTGGCTGACTAATCATTATTTTTTTCATTATTATTATTTTCCTTTGTAAATATAATCGTTGGCACGGTTACCTTTTCCCCTTGCGTCGTAATATCAATGTTTTGCTTTGCCTTCCCGTATGCCCTGTCAAGGAGCAACTGAGCCGCCTTGATGTCACCCTTTGCCGCCTGTTCGCGAAGCTTCATGATAATCGCCTCAGCCGCCGTGATACCGTCTTTCTCCTGCCCCATGACATTTGCCATTATCAAGTCAAGGGCTGGGAGTTTCTTAGGGCGACCGTTGGGGTTTGCGTTGTTACCTTTTGGAAATGGTTTCAAGTTATCTTTATGTTTCGGGTTGTTTGCCATTTTCACGGTTTTATCGCGTTATTCAAGCGCCTTAATCAATGCAGATTCAAGGGACTTGCTGTCTATTTGTTTCAACCTTGCAACCACGTTTTTATAATCCCAAGCATTGAAGTTTAATTCAAGAGTTTTAAATTCCTCTTCCTCTTTGCTTTGTTCCTCCTTCACCTCTTCATCGTAAAACGGTATCTCAAGCCCCCACGCTTCCAAGTCCACCACGTCCCAATCGTTCGCCAAGGTGTCCCAGTCCCATGACCCCGTGTTTGCGTTCAATCGTATGTTCAATTCCTTTTCATCTGCCTCATTCAAATCAACAATGACACATTCAATTTCCTTGATGCCAAGCTTCTTTAATTCACGGACACGGAAATGACCGCCGACGATGTAACCCGTTTGCTTGTTGTAAATAATCGGTTCAACCATGCCAAACTTTTCAAGGCTTTCCTTCAAATGCTTTTCCTGCTTTGCCGTGCTTTGCCGTGGATTGTAAGGCGCGGGTATTAAATCGGCGATTTGCTTTTTTTCAATTATCATGCCTCCTTGCTTTTTAAAAACATTTGGTAAAGTTTGGACATTGGTCTTTGTTCATCTTTTGGCTTTTGCAATTTGCCGTTAAGGTAATTTAAAATGTATTTTTCCTTTACAAGCCATTGAGAAAACTCGTCCATTGTTTCAATGTGCATTTCCCGCGCCTTTTGCAAGCATTCATCTACAATGGTTATTAAAAGTCCGTCTTTGTTCATGCCTCCCTGCTTTTTAAAAAGAGTTGGTAAAGTTCGCTGAATGATAATATTTGAATATCATCATTTAATTTTTCCCAGTTGCCATTTGTATAATTCAATTCCCATTCATTGTTTACAAGCCATTTGGAAAAATTGTCCATGATTTCCATTTGCATGGCGTCTGCCTTGTCCCATGTTTCTTTTGTAAAGTATTCACCGTATTCAAGCTGATTATAACCGTACTCCAACCAACGAATTGGATTCGACTTGTTATTCGAATAAATATCAAAAGAGTTTTCCTCTTTGTGATTTACGTGACTTGACCAATCTGGATTAAATGCTGTTACCATGATGTTATTTGGATTATACGCCGTCACTTCAATGGTTTTAAATGTTAAATCCACAACCTGAGCCGTCGGAGCAATTCCAGGAATTAATTTAAATTCATATAATGATTTTTCGTTTACATTTCCCATCATATTCCTTTTAACACTTGTTTACGTTTGTTGTTGACGGTTAATAAATTTCGCTCAGTCAAAAGCCATTTCCTGCCTGCCTGCAAATGATTAAAATAATTCCCATCCTTTTCCAAAGCCTTTTCAAATTGATAATACAAATCGTCCGATCCTTCATACAACCGAACTCCTGGAACATTGAACTCCGTGATTTCCTTTGGTGCATACGGAACGCAACCCGTGACAAGCATCTCCATAGCAAAGTTATTCGACTTGCTTTGATTGAAATTGTCATTTGTCAAAGGAAACACGGCGTAATGAGCCGAACTGTTTTTTATCAGCTCGAAATATTGAAACAAGGAATTGTTCCACGGTATGACCTTTACGTTTGGATACAATGTTTTGCCCAACCACTCAGGAATCCCAATAAATGCAACCTCGGTGTCCTTGCGGCTGCTGACATAATGCCAAAATGTATCCACGGTTTTCAAGTCCTCAATATGCGTCATGGAACCACGCCACAACACGCGCTTAATCTTTGCCTCCAGCTTATCAGGTGACACGGGGCAAAGGGGCGTCACTTGAAAGTCAATGGCGTTGGGGATAACCATTATTTTACTTTCGTCAAAGAATTGTTTGTAAAATTCCTTAAGGTAAGGCGTTGAAACAATGATATAATCAGCGTACTTGAAAGCCTTTTCAACCGATTCTTTTACCTGAGGTTTCCCGAAGTGTGCCGACGCTGGATTCGCGGCGTTGACCTCATGCAAAAGATCGTCATGATCCAGAATGATTTTTTTACCCATCTTCTTTGCCTCAGCAATCATGGATAACATACCGTCACCGTTGGGTCGTTGAAATAAGATAACATCAACGTCGTAAAAATCGTACCACTTTACCGTCTCAGGATTGAGGTAAGTAATATGAAGATTTACCATTTGAGAACGAAGCCGCATAAATGGATTGACCGAACGATAATAATCGGTCGTTGGGCTGGTTAAATTGGTTACAATGCCTAACCTCATTTATTGTGCTTTTGGTAATTATCCAATAAAAGGTTTAACACCTCTTCCATCGAGTGTTTTACGTTGGTTTCCTTCCAGAGTTGAAATTGCAAATCAAGCAACTTTTTCCTTATTTTTTCGTCCCGATAGCTTACCGAAAACACGGCGGCGGCTGGTTTATTGACATTCATTTTTTTGTTCTTTTAATCTGTAATAACGTTCCATTTGGTATTTATTTACCCTCTCTTTGTTGGCTTGATACCATGCTTTATTCCTAATGCTTTTCTCAGCCTTTTTCTCAGGTGATTGGTTTTGGTGATAAAGCCTAAAATATTCCCTTAGCTTTTGCTTCTGGTATTCGGTCATGTTTTCCCGATATTGCTTTTGATATTCAGGTGTCATAATTAAAATGGGAGTGATTCGTCTTTTACCGTTGTTTCATTTGTCATCTTCGGGTTGTTCTCCCCAGGCGTTGCCTTGCCTCCAAACTCGATATTATTTACCATGCAACGAATGATTCCCGTCGGTTCTCCGTTTTTCATGTACGCATTCACGCCGCCTGTTCCTTCGACCACGACATACGTACCTTTTAGCAAGTGTGGCGCAAGTTTGGAACCACGTTCACCCCACATTGAGCAAGTGACCCAAACCGTCTTTTCCGTGGGATTGTTTCCAAACGTCTTTTCCGTATGAGCCACGGAGAAGGAACAAACGGTTGTATCTCCCACGGACTTAATTTCAGCATCCTGACCAATACGACCTGCAACTATTAATTTTATCATTGTATTTTTTCTTTCTGCAAAAATAATATTTTATTTGTTATCAAATTTAAAATATTTTTTAAGAATATTTTTATATCTTTGTGGCGCAAGTTAGTTTAATGTTAAAATGTTTTGCGACGGCAAAAAGACGAAGATTAGATTCCTTCACTTGCAAATTAACAAGGTGGCGGATGGGTAACGCAAAGCGGCGACCGCGGCTGACATTGTGGGTTCAAATCCCACCCTTGTTACAACTAAGGTAGAAATATGAGAATCCTGAATTGTACACAAAATATCCATATTGACAGCACGGACAGACGGCAAATTTAGCAAGGTGGCGGAATTGGTAGACGCTAAAAAGTTCCGATAGTAGCGAATCGAAAGTGTCCGATTAAGTTACGGTACGATAAGAAAAACGTTCATGCAGGTTCGAATCCTGCCCTTGCTGCTCTACAAATGGCAGACATTAAACTAGAGTGAAATAGATGGTGGTAATATTTCTAAAGTCTGTATTGTACCACAACTTACCACCCGAAGGTTGAGCAATGCTGGCACCGTGCGTTGATAAAGGGATGGAACGGTGTAAAAAGCAAGGTGGCGAAAGGTATCGCCAGGGCTAACCGTGTACGCAAGCTACCCAACGTTGAGCGGTACACAAGCGGGTTCGATTCCCGACCTTGTATTTTCCTGCCCTCAGGAACATGGTTACAAAAACAAAAGCAAATGATTGATAACAAATTCTTTTTTGACAAATCCGTGGAACTTGGTTTTACCACCACGGATTATGAACCCCTTGTCAACTTGCATACCAACGGCGCAAGGGTTTTGCAAATCATGGGGTGCGAATCCGTGTTTGAGTTCGGCTCAGGACTTGGATTCTTTTTATCCGCGTGCCAGCGCGTGGGCTTGTATAATTACATGGGTTACGACATTAACCCGTATGAAAGGGAATTTGCGATAAGCAAGGGCATTGACCCAAATAGATATTTACTTGCCAAATGGGTGACGAAATACCAGTTAGGAAGATATGAATTAAAGACTCATGGTTCATACGATGCCATTTATTCCACCGAAGTCTTTGAACACATGACCGACGAACAAATATCTTTTGTCATGCCAATCCTTTACAAGGCCTGTAAAAAGTATTTTTATTTTACGTCCACGCCTCATGCTTCAGCCGATCCAGCCTGGGACATTGAATGGGGTCATATTAACTTGAAGCAAAAAGACGAATGGGTTGCCTTGTTTCATCGCCACGGTTTTGACTTACTCAGGGAAGCGACGGAGGTGACGCCGTGGGGGTTGTTATTTGTTAAACGGGAGAAAAAGTAAAGGTATGGCAAATTATATTAAGGCAGCATTGGACAAGGTTTTCACAGAGGGAAATGAATTTCCGTCTGTGACATACGAAACACCGCCAGCCGTGGTAAAATACATGGAAATGCAAAGCGCCGTGGGGAATCCGCCGTGGAAAAAAAGAAGGGGAAAGTAATTAATATTTTGTATATTTACATAACCTTTGGAACGGACTAGACAACGTCCCAAAGGAGCATGAAACAAACTATTTTTGTTTCACCTTGCCCCGGTAGATGTCTAGCTATTGGGGCATTTTTATTTGTAATTTCTTAAATTTTTTTATATGTTAAATTTACAATCAAATCCAATTTTGGCGGACGCAACACCAGCGATGAGCCAAAATGATTTACAGATTCATTCAACTCTTGACCTTAGCGTTTTTAAAATCCTGGAAGGAAATAGAAACATTAATTTAGCAAATGTTGAAAGATTGGTAAAATCCATAGAGGAAAATGGATTTTTACAAATGCCAATCATTGTGAACGAAAATTACGAAGTCATAGACGGTCAACACAGATTAATGGCTGCAAGAAAATTAAATTCAATTATTTACTATCATAAAGTAAATAATTACGATTTAAAAACAGCTATAACGCTAAACAGAAATCAATCTAACTGGTCAATAGCAGACTATATTAGAAGTTACTGTGATTTAGGGTACAAAGATTATATTAGATTACAAGAATT